ATGGGTGGTCCTGCTGCTCTTGATACCTTGAATTTCTCTGCTGCACCTCGTTTTGCTACTGGAGGTTCGTTTGGTAATGATTTTAATGATATATCTTCAATGGAATCAGGCATGACGACTTACGGTCTTGAACAAAGTCAATTATATAATGAATTGCGCGATTCTGAACGTCAAAAACAAGCAGAAGGCGTTAGAAAAAGACAAAAAAGAAAAGCCGAACAACGAGCTTTGATTGGAAGCGTAATAGCTGCCGTTGCTACTGCTGCAATAGCTGCGGGCGTTTCAAATGTAGCTTCTAATATTAAAACTGAAGGGGATATGAGTTTTACAGAAAAAATGAATGCACAGGGTGGTCCTAAGACTGAAGCTGAATATTTTAAACAACAATCTCTTGTACAAAAAGGAATTGCAACTCCAAGTATGCCAGGTGTACAATCTAGATATACTGGACCAACACCTCAAACAGGTTTTGCATCTATCTTTTCTGGCCCCACTAAAGGTCAAACTTGGTATCAAAAAGCTGGATCTACTATTTCTAAACCATTTGGAAAAGGAAAAAAACAAACTGGTGGTTTAATTGGTTCTCGTTTATCTGATACAATTCCTAGTTATATGGAAGGTGGGTTATATAATTCTACAATGGTTAAAAAATATGGAACTGGTATGCAAAATGGAGGTTCATCTGTTATGGCTGCTGGAAATAACAGCTCTACAGTCAATAATAATACGAACGCAAGTAACTCGTTTAATTTTAACACTTCGGTACAAAGAGATGGAAAGATTGAAATAGGTTCTAATTCGACGAGTTATGTTCAACAAGATGTTGAATTGTCACAATCATTAAATAGTAAAGTTTATGAAGTAGTTCTTGATACCATTAGAAAAGAAAAACGTTTTGGTGGTTCTTTAGCTGGAGCGAGAAACGCATAATATGAAAAGCGCATTACTCAATTACGAAAACATATTTTATTTGAATAATACTACTATTTCTGGAATAACGTCTATTGATGGTAGTTATAATATAAAATATGAACCTATCAAAACAATAGGTGTTGGATATAATAAACAAATAATTGCTGAAGTGCCAGTTGCAAATTTTTCTATTAATAAATATTTATTATATAATGATCCTTTTTTGCCTTTTACTGGTGAAAACGCCAATAAAACTGCAAAATCCTTTAGAGGAAGTATAAATTATAATGGAAAAAAATTAGGTTTTTTATCTGGTTATTTAAATTCTTTTTCTTTATCATGTTCTGTTGGTGAAATACCTTCAACAACAGCAGATATAATTGTTTATGGAGATTTGGGTCCAAGTTATGATGCGTCAGGTAATTTTAAACCGCCAGAATTATTTGTTCCACAAGTCAAAGATATTATATTAACTTGTAGTGGATCTTCTTCAAATAGAGTGACTAACTTTGACTATTCTATTAATTGTCCGAAACAACCAATATACACATTAAATCAAAGTGGAATTTCTTTTTCTGGTCCCACAGGTCCAGTAGCGCCAATTCCAAACTATATTCCAAGCGAAGTGTTATTAAACACTCCAATAGAAATAAATGCAAGTTTTGGATTAGAAGTGGACGATTATCAAAGTAAATCATTATATAATATATTAACTAATGATATAGACACAAGTTTTAGTATAACTATAAAAGGAAAAGTATTTGAAACTACTACTTTAGTGACCGCTGACTTAGAGGGTTATAACGCGAATAACGGAGTTACCATATTTAATCAGAGTTTTTCTAACGTTAAAATGATATCGCAAGAATTTAATTCATCAGCAGATGATGTTTTGAGTGTAAAACTTAATTATAAAGGTTATTTAAATAGTTAATATGAGTACACCATTAGCTTCATTTCCAGCAAAACTAGGCTCAAGCGTTGTTTCAAGTGATATATTTTTTATATCAGATTCAACATCCGCAAACAACAATAAGATAACCACCGAAGAGCTTTCAAAAGCTTTCACGGGTTTATACGCACAAACGGCTCAAGGGTTTACGATATTTGAAAATACTGAAAATTATGGTTTATCAATAAGCGGTGCGTATGGTTTTGTCGGCATTAATGATAGAACTCCATTTGTTTCATTAGATGTGGTAGATAATTTAACAGCTACAAATGGTTCGGGTCAAATTAGATTAAGCACCTTAGATTCAGGAAGAAAAATAGCTTTTTCCTTGTCTGATCCAAATGTTTATTATCAATTTAGCAAAAAACCTAATGATACTAAATTATATCTTGAATCTTCTATTAATAGTGGATCGACGTTTACTAATTTATTTGTAGTAGATCAAAGTGGTAATTTTGGTATAACTAATTCTACTGACGCTTTAAGTAATAAGTTCTTAGTAAGTGGTTCATCAGTTCGGTTTCAAAATTCAGGTAATGCAATACTTTTTGATCCATATAATACCGAAATTAAAACAAGCGCAACTGATGAAACTTTATTATTAAATTATAATAATTTGGGAGATATAAATATAGGTTATAATTCAATATTTGTAGATAATAGTGTTAGTGCGCCAAAAATAGGAATAGGACATAATACTCCAGCGTATTTATTGCATCTTAGTGGTATAGGTCAATTAGCCAGATTTCAATCTAGTAACGCTCAGTCTTACGCAAGTTATAAAAACAGTACTGCGACTTCATATTATGGAATGCAGACTAATAAAATATATTTTGGATCAGAAAGCGTATTAAGTGAAAAAAATTTAGTATATTCTATTGCTAACAGTGGTTCTCTTGGTTTGGGTACTACAGGCCCTAATTATAAATTAGATGTTAGAGCTACAGATCCTACTGATAATACACCAGCTTCATTTCAAAATACTGATACACAAGGATATTGTCAGATATTTGTAGCTTGTAATAAAGCTTTTGGTGGTGGTGATACTGGGCCAAGAAATAGTTTAGTTACATTTTCAAGATATGATGCTACCCCTGATACTCAAAAATGGTCTATTGGTAATTTATATAATGATACTACATTCGTAGGGTTAAATGATTTTTTTGTTTTTGTCAAAAATGGTTATGGTGGAGTTTCTCCTGATGTGGTTGCAAAATTAAGTCCAGCAGGTAGTTTAGATATTGATGGAAGTTATACCAGTAGTGATAGTTATTGTAAAGGAAAATTTATTCAAACATATCAAACTAGAGTTACTGGTTTTGATGTTTATTTTAGTGCGATAAATCCTAATTCAGATATAATTCCAAGTGGAAATAATTCTTTACATGCTCCTTTTACAATAACTCCATACGCGGGTTCTATAGAAAAAATTTCTATTTTTACTTCTGATACTGATGCGCTATCAAGTGCATATAGATTTGAGATATCTGCGATTACTCCAGCTTATAATCCTGCGGTTCCAAGTGAATTTGTTACGGGTTTTAGTTTAAGCCCGCCAAGTGATCCTGTTAGTTATCCTACTAGTGGTATTATTGGTGCTAGTTATTTTAATACTATAAATTCAAACGTTATATATTCAAAAACTAAAGCTAACATAAGCGGATCAACTAGTTTTAACGCAGGTCAACTTTTACAATTTAGATTATGTGAGCCAACCGGCGGTAAAAGCGTGGCAGTTGATTTTACGGTAGTTTCAACTATTGCATACACCATAACTTAATGAGTAAATATATAAAATATGAAAATATAGATTTTCGAATTAATAATTCTGTTTTTTATTCTAATTCTATTTCTGTTTCTTTGCGATCAAACATATCGCCAGTCTTGTTATCGGATGGTAGTTTATTAAGATATGCTCCAGAAAATACCGTTGTGGGTTCTCTGTCGTCAGAATTCTTTTTAACTGGTAATATACCATCGTATATTTTTCCTAATTCAAATTCAGAATTGCCTATAAATTGTTCCTTTGGGGGAATTGCAATTGAAAATTGTTATTTAAAAAATATGTCATTTTCAGTAGCCGATTATAAACCAATAGTTGTCAAGGTTGATTTTGATTGGTTTGGTAGAATTAATTCTACAAACAGTACATTAAGATTAAATCAAGCGTCATCTAGTTCATCAAGAAATGTTCCATTAACTGGCGTGGCGCATTCTAATTTTAGTTATCTAATTGATACAAATAAATCTTTTGGTTTTGATGAAATATTTAATTTTAATTATTCTGAACAATGCGATAGATTGCCATTTTTTGAAATAGGTCAAACTATTCCTTTCAGAGTTGCAAAAACCAATAAAATAAAAAATGTTACTGTAGAGGGAAATATAGTTAAAAAAAGCAATGTAACAGAAATAGAAGGTACAGATGCATATTGCGAATTGTACATTAAAGATTACGAAAATAATTTATTAAACATTTTGAATATTTCTGGTAAATTAGAACAACGATCAATCAATATTCAATCTGAAGGCATTTTGCAAAGTAGTTTAAATATAACACAAAGAATAGCTCCTTTAAGAAATACATTATGAGTAAATTTATAAATACACAGTTTTCAGTTTCTGGAATAAAAGATTTTTCTGTTAATACTACGTATAGCAAATATGATTTAGTAGACTTTCAATATTATACAGGAAACTCTTCTCACCCAGAAAATTTATCAGGATTATTTGCATGGTTTAATGTAGATACGTTAGAAAATACATTGTCAGATGGCAGTGGTAGAGTGTCTAAATGGTATAATTTAGCTCCTGGTCATTATTCACAAGATTTAGTTAATGCAGATGCAACGCCAACAAATGATAGTAGGCCAATTTACGATAGCAAAAGAAATTGCTTATCATTCTTAGCTTCTAATGAAAATTCAAAATATAATGAATTATATACAGCCGCAAATTTTAGTGGTTTTTTAACTGGTGATAGATGTTGGTTTTTAGTTTATGAATTTGATTCTCTTAGATATGGTTATGAAAATATTAATGGAACTTTTTCAAATTTTTCAACAATTTTAAATACTGATACTGCTAATGCTATAAAAACAAGTGGTTATTTAGGAGTTTATGGAAATAATTCTCAAGGCATATTAAATTCAAATGTTCCTAATGGTTCGGAAGAGTTCATTGGAGGCCCAGACGAAGCTATTTATCCATCTGCTTCAACAATAAATTCAGTTTTTTCAGCAGCAAAACTATTAAATAATAAAAATATAATTTCCATTATCAAAGATAATACAAATAATACATTAAAAATAAGAAATAATGGTTACGAATTATTAAGTTTGTCTACTACTAATTATTTTCATTCGGGCGCTGCTAATTTAAGATTAGGAACCGCAGGTAATGGACATGCAGCAAATAATATTTTATATAATTACGATGCCAGCAATATTTCTTATTATGAAATTATTGGATGTTCAAAAGTTCCTAGTGATCAAGAAATTTCAGGAGTAGAAAAATATTTATTCAAAAAACATTTTACAAATGATGATAACGCATACATTGCTAGTCAAGATTCTATTGTTGTGACAGATTACAGATATGCGCCAATAAATATTACGGGATCTCAATATTTTACTAAAAATATAGATTCATTATTTAAGAAAACTTATGGTTGTTCAGCGAGTTTTAACTCAAAAATAATAAAAACTTCTTTTGGTGACGGCTACTTTACAAATGTCAGTCCAGGTATAAACGGTTTACAGAGTGATTTTAGTCTAGTTTATGATGGATTAACCGATATTCAATCAAAAGCGTTGATAGGTTTTTTTCAAAATACTTTTGAATATCAAGCTAAAAACCCAGAAGAATCATATGAAAGTGTAGCTATGGATTTGTTTTATCCATATAAAAACAATGCATATATTTATTTTAATAATTTAAATCATTCTTCTAAAGAAGCTAATCTAAATACCATTAATATTAATTGTCTTACAGCTTATGATTCTGTTTTAGATTATAAAGGGTATTTGATTACAGATGAAGAAGTTGGAAGATCATATAATCAATCTTCGAAATATATTAAAAATGATGTTGTATTTTTCAAAGCAATAGATAACAATTTAGAAGGATATTATTGGTATACTGGGCAAGATAATATTGCTTTAAATGATTCGTATAATCCGACTGGAAATAATTCGTTATTTACAAAAAATTTTTACTTCAAACCTGATTTAGATTTTACAATACCAATTTCACCTAGATATATTAAAAATGAATTTGAAATGACTTCTCCAGTTTTTCAAAATGATGGTATCAATAAAACAGTTTTGGCGTTTGATTTTTCTTTTACAAATAGAAGCGATAAAGAAGCAAGAGCTATATTAAAATATTTAGATAATAAAGTTGGATTTAAAATTTTTGAAATTGCTTTGCCGTCTCCTTATAATAAAAATATAAATGTATATTGTCCAGAATGGAGTCATACTTATAAATTTAATGATAATCATGATATAACTATCAAATTATTAGAGTTTAAAGGCAAGTTAGAATCTGACACATTTTTCAAAACGTTTGTAGAATTATGATTTATACTAAAACAACTGGTAAATTTATCGGAGAATGCATGACTGGATTTGGCGTCAGTCATGCGGTTGACATTTATAATTATGGTAACTCTCAAGTTAAATACACAATCGCAAGCGATGATAGTAATTTTTCTTCTTCAGTTCCTGATTTAATCGTGGATAACGGTTCGAAAGCTGAATTTGATATTTATTTCCATGCGACTTCAACTAATACTTCTGGGTATGAATCGGGTGTTTTTACTATAACTTCAGAATCTGCTGAAGATGGGTCAACTGATCCGAGTGGAGATATTTATTTGTATATTACTGGACATAGAATTGTAGATACAACTGGAGGGCATGTCAGAAATTTTAGAGCATTAAGAAAATATGATCTTAAATCGCTAAATTATGATTTTTATTGGTTTCATCCAACTGGTACTGGTAATTTATATAATTATTTTTTAACTGGTTATCAATTAGACATTTCCACAAACAATTCTTTCACTCAAATTGTTAAATCTAAATCAATAAATATTTCTAATAATATTCCGTTAAATCCAAACTATGGAACTTATAATGGAATAAGCATTGCAGAACAAACTATAAACATTGCTGATTATGATAATGGAAACCTTTTTGAAATGGATACTGATTATTTTGCTCGTATATACAGCGTAACAGATAATGGTGTAACTGGTATATCTGTTTTTGCTACAGGAATAAACTCGTATACCGAAAAGGTTTCTCAAGAAGTGATTACAGGTAACGTAAGTAATATATCAAATATAAAATTTAGTAAAAAAAGTTTAGACTTATTGTTTCCTGCCGACTCTACCGCTGTGGGTGTTGATTTATATCCTTTGATTGTAGAAAGAGTTGGTGGTGATGATCTAAAATATATATCAGGAATTAATATTTATTTTGATAGTAACGTGTCTTTTTTAGGGAGTTCGGAAACTACGGCTGCATTAAATCTAGAAGGAACTTTTAAGAATTTTACTGGTAATCCTCAAGACGGTACTAATATAAACTTATATTTGCATGAAACAACAAAACTGTATGGTCTCTATGGGCAAGGTGGACGTATTGATAAAATTTATGAACATCCTTACGCGACTAGTGAAAACAGAAGCCCAAATGCAGAAAATTTTGTTGCTAATACTTTAAATGGAGGAAAAGCCGCACCCGCTAAAAATGGTGGCGATGCTTTAAAATTTAAAATAACTAGTGTTATTAATGGCGTAGAGCGTAAAGATTTAAATTACAATATTTTTTCTAGATATGGTTCTTCTATTTTTGCTGGAGGCGCTGGAACAGATGCTTCTGTATGTACTTTTGATGATTTAGGAGGTACTCTCTCGTCTATAAATTTTAGCGGGGTTGGAAAAGATAAAGATCAAACTTATTTTAGATTCTTTTTTACATTAGAAGGTTATACAAACTTTCTCCCATCAGCTATAAATTCAATAGTTTTATATCAAGACGATTTAGTGGTATCCGTAAGTCGCTCTAGTTTCTTCAAAAATATTAAGAGCTTGACTCCTGTTGGAACTTTAAATTCTTATCCGGTTCGTTTCGGAGAAGACGCTAATGCGACTAAAGCTCCATATTGGAAAGCAGATGGTGTAAGATTTGTTCAGTCTTATAACACTTTAAAGGGAGATGGTGTTATTAATTATGCTCGACCTGTGGGGCCGACAGAAATTAAATGGAGGCCTTTTATGGGGCCTGCCGGAACGCTTTTGTATACTCCTATACGAGCAGGGGGAAGTTTTTATCCTGTAGCGGGTAAAATTGTGAATGCTCATAAAGAAGCTAAAATTAATTTTAATTTTTCCGATGGTTATATACCGTCTGATTATTTTTTTAGGTTCGACAATGCTGGTATAAGTGCAGCTAATAAGAATTGGACAAACACAACTAATCCAGTCCAAGTAACACTAGATGGTAGTATGGATGCGGGTATTTTTAATAATGCTTTGTATTCATTTACAGGTAAAAATAGCGTAACTTTATCAGCCCAACAAAATTTAGACTGTACTTTTTCAAGTCTTACTAACTCTAATAGCAAAGACTGTAAAGATTTTGATTTAATTTTAGTTGTTGCGTATAGGCCGGTAGTAATAGAACAAGATGATGTTTATAATGTAACCAGAAGAGACTCTACCGCAAATCAATACGCTCCTTCAAGATTCAAAATTTTAGATTGGTTTGAGACTTCAAAACCCAATCAAATCACTAAAGACCAAGTTTTAATTACTAATTTTCCTGGATACGATACACCCCTTTTAGCTAAAACGCTTTTAGATTATCCTAAAGAACCAAATATATTTCAATTTTTCATAAACCCTTTAGTAAATGGAGACATTATTACTCAAGTTAACCCACGTGAATCTGCTACGCAATACTTGCCAAATCCTAGGTACGAGCTATTCAAAAGATATACGCAAATAAATACGAGCATAAGCGCTACTGATGTAGCTTTAAACAATAGTCTTAAAAATTATCAAACCTTACCAAATCAAGACATCCAACTATCTAAAAGTTTATTAAATGCAACAGACTATTATCCAATGATCCTTAACATTAGAAGAAGCTCTGGTATTATGTCTATTTTTGTAAATAACCACCTTCTTATAGAATATAATCTAGGCAGTTTTATTACCTATCATAATAATCATATTATGAATAAAATATCAGGTTCAACTTTAAAATTAATATCAAATTGTAACGGTGTTGCTGGAGGAAATAATGAATCAATGAGCTATTTTGATATAATATTTTATAATAGAAATTTATCACCAACAGAATTGTTGCTTTTGCATACGGATTTAACTAAAAATTATTTAAAATTATTTGCTGGTTCGTCTTCAGGTTTGAATTTTCAATCAGACAGAATTAGATTACCAAATATTTTTAATTTAGCAGGAAGAAAAAATTCATGAATACTTTATTTAAATTAAATAACTATATAATTTTAGATTTGTTTGAGTTAGAATTGGAGCCAAACGAAGGTTATTTAAGAATACATGGTTGTAAAAATTTTGATAGCAATTTAATTTTTCAAGAAAATGAATATATTTTTATGCCATGTGAGTTTTCTAATTTTGAATCAACTTCTGATGGAAGACAAAGTAGGCCATCTTTAAAAATTTCAAATATTAATAATTATATATCAAAAGTATTAAAAGATCGAGGAGATTTAATCGGCAAAAACTTTTTCAGAAAACGAATTTTCGCTAAAGATTTGGACATTATAAATTTTAAAGATGGTATCAATCCATTTGGAGTTTCAGCTTTCAATACATACATATCTAATGACAAATTTATTATAAATTTAAAAAAGTCAGAAAATAAAAATACTGTAGAATTAGAATTAGTTACAAAAATTGATTTAGAAAATTTATCTTTGCCTTCAAGAAAAGTTACTAATGATACTTGCTCTTGGGGTTATAGATGTTCTGGGTGTAATTACGGAAACAAACCAAATTATGCTGGTCCTTTAATATCGTGTAAAATATCAAATTCTCAAACGGTGTCTGCTTTACAGGCAAGTAGCTTTTATTTTAAAAAGACTGAATGGGGTGGTAATAGCTCATCTCCTGATCCAGGTTTACCTATAGCCGATGAAAATAATAAAACTTTTTTAAGTAATTATAAACCAGCTCTTAAAAATAATTCTTATGGTTTAGACAGATTAAATTATAAAGGGGATTGGTCGCCAAACACTAAATACATGAAAGGAGATTTTGTTTATGTTAATCCTTTTTCATCGGTGAGTTCTGTAGAATATGAATATCAAATCAATTTTGATAATAAACCTAAAACTTTTTTTGTTTGTATAGAAGATAATGTTTCTAATAAATTTCCTGAAAAAAATTCAAATTTGTGGAAACAAGATAAATGCTCTAAAACTTTGACGGGTTGTTTGTTAAGGTTTCAAGATTATATTACTCAAAACTCTTTAACGATTGATAAAGCGTTGCCTTTTGGAGCTTTTCCGGCTACATTTCCTTATGAAAATAATAAATGAAGCGTTAAAACAAAAAATTATAAAAATATGCGATAGCGAAAAAGGTGAAATTTGTGGATTTATAGTTACGGATGAAAAAAATAACTTGGATTTTATAAAAGTTGAGAATAAGCATCCTTTAAAAAATGATTATTTTATAGTATCTCCACTTGATTTTTTAGAAATCAAAAAAAAATATACAATTGAGTATTTATTTCATAGTCATGATAACAATTGTTTTTTTTCAGAACAAGATAAGTATCATCAAAAGTTTCATAATTTAAATATGTTGATTCTTTGTAAAAAAAATGAAACTTGGTCAGAAATGAAGTGTAAATAATATATTATATGGTTTCAGTTAAATTACATGGCGTTTTTGAAAATTATTTGAAAACAGATTGGCAACTTAATGTGTCTAGTGTCAGTGAAATTTTTGATGCAATAGAGGCTAATACAGGATCTTTGGTAAAAACATTAGGTAATTTACAGTTATATATATCTAATTTCATAATATATGTAGACGGAAAAATAATGCCACCTGAATATTTAGACTCTCCTATATTAAAAAAAACTTCTGTTGTCGAGGTTGTTCCTTTGTTAATAGGTAGCGATTTTGGCATAACCGCTTTCTTATTAATGTTAGCTGTTTCAATAGGTATACAGTTATTAATTGCTAAAATTATGACTCCAAAATCACCTGTTGATGTAAAAACTAATTCTAGATTATTTTCAAATTATGAAAATGTTACTGCAAGAAATGTTCCAGTTCCATTAGGTTATGGTCGTGTTAAAGTGGGTTCGATTGTGGTTTCAAATAATTTAATTATAACAAATCGAGAAGGGCAAGGATGAGAATAATTTTATCGGCAGATTCTAATATTTTTAATGGTAAAGGCCCTTTTACAACAAATGCTGGAGGTGGTAGTAGTATAACGCCAAAACCAGTTGATTCAGAAGTTTTTTATGAATCTGTAGATTTAATTTCTGAAGGTCCGATTGAAGGATTGGCGGACAGTTTTGGAAACACTTTAAATTATGTTGATTTGTCGATTGATAAAACTGACGTTTCTAATTCAAATTTATCTTATGGGATATATTTTAATGATATTCCAATAAGAGATCCAAAATCAAATTTATATAATGTAAGTTCTAGTAATGGTATTCTTAATGTAGGTTCTGAAAATCCTTCAATTAAAACGAAACCAAGTAGTTTATACGAATATAAAAGTAAAATTTACGATTTAGATGGTAAGGGTCCTTTTGGTGTGGTAGGCGCAGATGTTTCAAATCATTTAAAGACTTGGGATGGCGACAATGCACAAGACCCGTTTGTAGTATACATGAATGCGGCAAAATTAGCAAGAGTTTTTTCTCATTATGTTAAAAATAAATATACAAATTTTGTTAAAGTAGTTGTAAGTATTGATGAATTATATCGAGTTGATAGAAGCGGGACAACTTTGAGTGCTGCAATAAATTTTATTGTTTCTGTGCAAAATTCTCTTAAGCAAAAATCTGTTTTCTTATTATTCTCTGGTAATTATTTTGCTAAACAAAATGCTTCTTTATTGTCTTTTGATATTGAAATAACAGAAGATGATAGAATTGGATTGTCAACTAATTCACAATTTATAATAAGTATATACAGTTTATCTGATAGAATTCCCGCTGTTACTGGAGATGATCTTTATGTTAGAAGTTTTTCGGTTAATAGTATAATAGAATATTTAAGTTATGATTTTTCATATCCATTCACAGCTTATTGCAAAAACACAATCAGCTCAAAACATTTTTCTTCAATTCCAACAAGAAGTTTCGATGTCAAATTATTAAAAGTTTTAGTTCCTGATAATTATGATTCAGAAGCTAGAGAGTATATAGGGGATTGGTCTGGGAATTTCGGCAAAGCTTTGAAATGGACTGATAATCCTGCTTGGATTTTTTATGATTTATGTACGAATAGTAGATATGGTTTAGCTAGATCTTTCATGTCAGAAAACGATTTAAATAAATGGGAACTTTTGAAAATCTCTAAGTTTTGCGATGCTTTATTAAAAACAAATTGCGAAACTAAATACGCTCCTCATGAATTTTATCTTTCTAGCAGTGTCTTTTTAAATCTCCAAAAAGACGATATGCTTTTTAATACGATTTTTACAGTGACAACCGAAACTGTGGAAGAGCTATATTTAAAATACCCAAGTGGTAGTATTATTTATTTATACGACCTTAAAGATGGAAATAAACAAGATATAGATTTAAATGTAAAAAAAATAGTAATACTTATTTTTAAACAGGAAATAAATAATACTGTATTTACATTTATAAGATTGATGAATGACTTTGGACCGAGAAAATTTATAGAATCAGATAGCAGCGATAAGTTTTTTTCAGATTTGAAAAATCTCCTTGGTGAGGCTCCAGTTACTAGGAATATTGAAGATAAAATTAAATTTTATGCATATAAATATGCGGTAGGTATTGTCTCTTCTGATGCGAGAGATGAGCAAGTTTCTAGAGATTTTGTTGATAGAGAAATATTTGATAAATCTTTAAACGTGCATATGGGTAAATGCGTAGCAAAACACGAATCGTTTGATGATTTTTTAGAAAATAGATTTTCCGCTAATTTAATAATAAATAACGAATCAGAAGGGTTAAAAGTTTTATCTGATTTAAGTTCTATTTTTAGAGGAATTTTTTATTTTAGAAATGGATTTTTAAATTTAACTAGCGATGTTCCTAAAAATGTTGTTTACGTTTTTAATAATGCAAACGTAAAAGATGGGCTATTTACTTATTCTTCATCTCAATTTAACGGTTTTCATTCGGTGGCTAAAGTTTCTTATTCTGATAAAAATGATAATTTTAAAGATAAAATTGTATATGTAGATGACGCAGAGTTAATTCAAAAAACAGGAGTTGTTGAAACAGAAATTTTAGGTTTTGGTGTTACGTCTAAATATCAAGCTCGTAGATTGGGAAAATGGTTTTTAGCTACACAAAAACTTGAATCTCAAACAGTAAGTTTTTCAGGAGGCGTTGAAATATCAATGTTGAAAATAAGTGATGTCATAAGAATAAGTGACGCTTTAAAAAATAGTAATTTAATTTATGGCAAAATTGAGTCTTTTGATTTTGAAAATAATTGTGTATATATAGACAGAGAAGTTTCGGAAGATTGTTTGGGAAAACTAATAAAAATTATTAGTTTAATTAATTCTGAATTGCGTGAATTAACCTATTTTATTGAGTCTGTTGACAATGTTAATTTAAAATTAAAACTCATTAGTCAAGCTTATGTTTCATGGAATGTAATACAAAAAGTCATTGTTTCAAGTGATAATAGAACCGTTTCTGGCGATAACATAGGAAGCGCTTCTTTTACGAGAAAATGTTTTTCTAAACAAAGTTATATAGATGGTTGTCAATTTTCTTTTAACGTTGTTGATCCTTTAGCTTTTTTAATTTGTGGGTTAAGCGCAATAAATAATCCAACAGTAGACGCTTCAGATATAAATTATGGCTTGTATATTGCTAATGGATATTTATTTATAATAAACAATGGAACTATTAGTGCGTCTCCTGTAGCGTCAAATATTAAAAATACAAGCGCTTTAAAAATAATATTTGATGGTAAAAGCGTTGTTTATTATCTAGATGATCAATCTTTACGCAGTGATACAGTAGGTGTTGGGCCTCCATTACATGCGGTTGTAGCGTTTAACACT